GAAACGAAGATATTCCCCAGTTTGCACAGCTTCTCGGTGTCGAGAGAGATGACGCTATCAGCCGCACACTTTTAATAGAGTGTGCGGAGATGATTTCATACATGGCATACTATCAAGCTGGTTTTGTAATAGTTACTGTTATACCATTAAACCTTCATTATCAGCCACACCGAGCTTGTTTAATCCCGCCAAACAGGTCGATTGATCAAGTCAAAGCATATCCTGCTGGTTTAGTAGAAGCAATGTCTTTCGATGAGTACGAGTTACAGAGAGATCCAGATGCTTGGCGTAGGTGGATACAATTACATTTTGCGCAATGGTGTGATGATATAGGTTGGGCGGCAGAAGACGACTAAAACTTGGGGGCTTTTGCCCCCATGACTTTTTTGTTTATTTTGTAAGTATTATTGATTACTTTGTTATACTATAATATATATAAGGTTAATAGAGAAAGGTAGAAAGTTATGAAAAGTTCCATTTATGTGCCTGCTGATTATTCTAAGGCTCGTGACATTTTGCAAAAGTTCGCTTCTAAAGAAAATGAAGTTGCTAGTGACTTTGAGTCTACTGAAATTTCTTCTACTATTTATTATGTAGAAAAAGGTTCTATTCGTATTTTCCATGATCCTTCGTCTGAGTATCCTTCTATAACTCTTGAGTTGCATGGTGAGGGTTTTGAGCAAGGATCTACTTATTATCTGACTTCGGACTTTGATGTTGATTTCTATATGAAAGATGAAGTTCTTAATCGTTTCAGAAAATCGTTACTCGGAATTGTTGATTAAACTTGGGGGCTTTTGCCCCCAATCTTTTTTCCTACAGGTTTGAGTGTCTGAGTGACTAAAAGCTAGATCATAATGTCATAATCTCATAATGCTTGCTGTAATGCTCTTGTACCTTGGATCTTGGACTATGAGATTTATAATAGTATAAATCATAGGGTTGTCAAATATCATAGAAACGATAAGACGTCGCGGCAAAAGTTTCTTATACAAGCATTGTATAAACCTACACAGACAGACATTGGTTAGTTGTTGCGCTAGGTTAGACAAACCATTATGTTTACTTTGTTAAGCATTATGGAGAAGACATTGGCAAAACCACCAGTATCTTTAGAAACCTTAGAACACACACCAGTTGAACCATCAGAGTGCGGATTATATTGGGTCACGCCCGAAGGTAAGAGACTACGACCACTGACACCAGCGCACAAAAAGTTTTGTCAGCTGTATGTACAGGGAGCGTCAGGAGCAGAGGCTGCTCGTAAAGCAGGATTTACCAAACATAAATTTGGTGCGAAAGTCCAAGGGTCTGCCTTGCTTCGTAAGAATCCTCTTATCGCAAACCACATTATAGAATTAATCCAAATCGAGCGAGAACGTGCAGCTGTCTCCATGGACTCGCATCTAACAGAGCTTTCCCATCTTCGCGATGAAGCTAAGATAACAGGGCAAATCAGCGCGGCTATTTCGGCTGAGGTCTCGAGGGGTCGAGCCGCTGGGCTATACGTTGAGAAGAAAGAGGTTACTGTTTCAAAGATAGAAGCCATGTCGGACGAGGAGCTTGCTTCAAAGTTAAAGCAGTTATTGGATGGTGACAATATGAAAGTAGTGAACGATGTACAGTACAGAGAAGAAATTGTATCAAGCCCTAAAGACGAATCTGCCCAAGGTCCATTGGCAGAGGATCGAGACGGGAGCATTACAGCAGGGAGTGCCTGACGTCAATGCGTGCTATGGCGGTCGTGAGTTTTGGCTTGAACTCAAGTGTACATCGAACGACCGAGTATCACTATCCCCTTTCCAATGTTCTTGGCACATGCGCCGTGCAACAGTTGGGGGTGCTTCATGGATACTGGTTTCATCATCTAAAGCCTTGACACTTCATCGTGGGGCTGATGCCTTGAGGCTGATGGAGGAGGGGGTTTCATCATGTATTGCTTCATCATACTCTGCTCCAATCGACTGGCCTCAGTTTTTGGGCGATGTTTGTTTGACTGACCGACTGATTGACTGAGTGATTGATTGACTCGCCCCTGGTCTCGCGGCGTGATTATTTTGTTTATTTTGTAGTTAATTTTGACTTTACATTGCTGCTTTACCATACTATAATAAGAGCATGGTTAGGGCGAGGTGTCCAGCCAGTTAGAAAGCAGAAAGGAGGCCATCATGGCCAAAGCAGCAAAGAAGACAGCCACTTCACCAAAGGCTACTAAGTCATCAGCTCCAAAGAAAACTTCCTTAAAGTTGGGGGGTTCTGGTGCTGTTCTTAAAGTTGTAGATCCTGTCGGTAACTCTGGTATTCCTGCCCCTGCACCAAAAGGTTTTAATGGTCGTAAGGTCACTCTCTTGACTAAGGATATTCCTAATCGTAAAATCGCTGGTCAGGCGATGATTATCCTTAATACTCTTGAGGCATTGGGCGGTACTGCTACGCAGGGTGAGATCGTTGGTGCGCTTATGGATAATGGTCTTAAGACTGTCCAGACTCCAAAGCGTATTTATGACTTCTATCGTAAGCAGCTGACTGAGATGGAATATATCAAACTTGACTAATCTCCCTTGGGCGGCCAGTGTTTGCTGGTCGCCCTTTCATCGGCTACTGCCCTTGAGTGACTGACTGACTACCCTTCATCATCATATGCAGTTTTCGCCTGATTGACTGATTTTTCTTATCATTGGTTTTGACCAATGATATTGATTGTCTGACTGATTGACTCACATTGAGCGGCTGGTAATTTTGTTTATTTTGTTGTATCTTTCACGGGCGTTGTATACTATAGTATAAGGGTAGTTAGTTATAGAAAGTAGAAAGGTACATAGCTATGCAGTATGTTGGTATTCAAGATGGTGTCTTTGTGGTCTATGAGAGAGTTCAAGTTCCTCATAATGCAGTTCCTGTTTGCATGAATCATTATTGCGATAAACCTGCTCTTTATACGACTGACGTCAAGAGCGTGTATTGCGACGAGTGCATACACGAAGTTTGTTACAGCGATGGAGATATATAATGGACGGCACTCTCATCTTCCTCATCGTCTGTAACGTGTTTGTATTGATCGCTCTCTGGCTCAAGGTCAGAGAGGCGTGGCAAGAGAGTCACCACTCTTCATCATCATAAGAAAGTAGCAGCGTGAGCGTTGACTCGTTCGCGCTCTTTCTTTGCGCGGTGGTATTGATTGACTGACTCGTTTCTTTGTTTGACTGACTCGTATTCGCTCTTACTATAGTATAGTTACAAGCTATCAGCTGATAATAAATAAAGTATGATCAAGGGGTTTACTTTAGTATGAAAATGCATATAATAGTATGTGTTGGGACGGCGCGGTTGTCGTCCCCGATTTGGAGGACTTCTCTTATGACTAAAATTTCTAAGCCTACTACTTCTGCTACTGTAACGCCTACTGTCGATGCTGCTTCTGTGGCGCGTTGCGGTATCCCTGCCCCGACTGCTAATGGTCGCGGTAATATTAAGTTGTCGCTGGCTGGCGATGCGGCTGCTAAAATGGCTGCGCTTGAAAAGCCGCTACCTGCCCAAGCCCAAGCTATTCTTTACCAGCTTGACCAGCTGGGTGGCGTGGCTACTCAGGCCGAGCTTATTAAAGCTCTCGACGATAAAGATAGCGTGCTCCAGACTGTGCAGGGTGCTACGCGTATCGTGACTTTTTATCGTAAGCGCTTGCTTAAAGAAAAGCTAATTACGGCTGGTTCTTAAGCCGCTGGCTGGGGCTTCGCGCCCCAGCCTTTACTTTTTTATTGGAGGATATTATGGCAGTACAAAAAATTAAAACCGCATCAGGCAAAGAAGTTTTCCCTAGTCAGGCTGGCCGTATTCTTGTCCCTGCAGAGCCGTTGAAAAAAGTTCAAGAGCACATGCAGGAGATGCTAGGCGTCAGCTCTGTGTCGGCTTCCATGGCCGTTGAACACCTAGTCCATTTTTACTTTACTAACCAAAAGTAAACTTGAGTCCCAGCTGGGCGCGGTCTGGCTGGGGCTTTTTCGTACCCCCACCACCCCTAAAACGCGCACGGCCTTTATATAAGCAACATCGTGTTATAGTAGCCTCGAGATATGGCAAAAATTTTTACAAAAATTTACATAAACTACTCATACTATTGTTAATGGTCCAAGATCCCTTGTCATAGATCAAAAATTAGTATATCTTTTGCGGATATCATTTATTG